AGCTCGGGCACGTATACGCTGGTAGGCCCTGACGGTGCGACGGTATCGACGGGCGCGATCTCGGTTGTCTCCGATGTCGCGACGTATTCGATCCCGGCTGATGACCTGCCGGATACGCTGCCCTATGGCGGCGGGTATCGCGAGCGGTGGGATCTGACCTTCGCTGACGGTACCGTGACGGTCGGACAGCGGCCGGGCTATCTGGCACGAGAGCCGATCTATTGCCCGACGACTCAAGCGGACCTCGAGCAACGGATCCCGGGGCTTGCGTCGCTGCTCGGGACGTCTACAACTAACCTGCAGGGCTTTATTGATCTGGCGTGGGCTGACACGCTGGAGCGGCTGGTGATGGGCGGACAGTGGCCCGACGCGATTGTGGACGTAGACAGCTTGGCGCCCGGCGTGCGGGAGCTGGCGCTGGCGTACACCTTCGATGCTTTCGCGACCGCCAGCCCGGATTATGCCGACATGGCGGCACGGCATCGGCAGTCAGCCGAGGCAGCACTGGGGCGCATCCGTTACCGTGTTGACCTTGACCAAGACGGGCTCGCAGATGACGACCGGCGACACGGCACGCCGTTGCTTCGGCGGAGCTCGCCGCGTGTGCCCTGGACATACGGCGCGAAGCATAAGCGGGTGTATTGATGGCGATCAGCACTGCCCGGCGGCTGCTGGTTACGCGGTGCGAGGCCGCGACGGCGACACCGTTTCAGCAGGGGCTCGCGGGGCTGACCTTTCGCGAGATGCCGCACAGTTTGCCCGAGCTCGGGCCGCAGCATCGGCACTTGATGTTCAGCGTCGAGATCCGCCGCACGACATACGAAGAGCGACGCACGGGGCTGACGCGGGCGACGACCAGCGCGATCATTTTGCTGTATTACCGCCAGCGGCCGGCACACGCTGACGAGCCGAGCGCGGATTATGACCTGTCGCTGGATGCCGCAGAGACGCTGCTGCGGGCGATGTGCAACGGCGTGAGCGGGGACATTGACGTTCACCCGGTAGCCATTGACCCTCGCGGCACATTGCCCGACGGCTCAATGGTTGCCGTACAAATCGAAGTCTTGATCAATCAGGCGATTAACGCCTAGGAGTGTGCGATATGGCCGGGTATTGGTCAAAGAAGCAAGGTTCAATCGTTATCAGTCAAGGTGCGACCACCTTTACCTTCGATGACGTCGGCGACTTCAAGGCAAGCCCGATCATCGAGGGCAACCGGGATCGCGTTGTCGTGCGTCATCGCGGCGCTATCGTGTCTGTCGAGTACGGCGACGAGGTAGAGCAGACCGGCTCATTCAGCTTCAGCATGCCGCGCGAAGACTTTACCGACGCTGCGGCCGACCGCGTGCTTGATGCGATCTTGAGCACGGGCAACCTCGCGGGCGGCACCAATCAAAACTTCGTCACTGTCGATGCTCCAAAGCTCTGGTCGATGACCGTTCAATATACCGACGGCACGGCGACGGGCTCTATCACCTTTCCGCGCACATCGCTGTCTTGCGACATTGACGAGAGCGGCGACGTCATCATCGGATCGGTGAGCTGGACTAGCTACGGCGCTCCGACGCTCGTCTGATTGAATCCATAGGGGGTAAACCATGCGAAAGCACAAGCACATGCTCGGCGAAGACCTGCGCACATGGCGCATTATTCACGGCACGACATACCGATACAGTCAGCTGCTTACGAAGATGCAGGGCACGGGCTCGGGCACTGGCGCCGATCCCGGCCTGTTGTCTGTCTGCGCGTCCTATCTTGCGGCGTGCTGGGTAGGCCCTGGGGCGTCGTGGCCATCGCTGCGGGAGTGCGGCGGCTGTCAGGTGACCCAAGGTGACGCTGTGGTTGATGTGCTCATCGGGCGCGGCGTCAAGATTGGCGACGTGATGGAGTGTGCCCTGGGGCTGTTTGCGGCCGCCGTGGATGCCCTGCCGAGCACCGAAGACGAGGTGCGCGAAACCGTGGATTTTACCGAGGCCCCGGCGCTGTCGATGCCGGGCTAATCCTGATGAGCATCGACCTCGGGCGCGATCCGTTCTGGGCGCATGGGCTGTCACGCGACGAGCTCACGGCCGTGCGGGCGGCCCTCGAGGTGCGGCGGCTGCATCGACTTGAGCAGCAACCGGCCGACCAGGCGATGCCGGGCGCAAATCCGCTTGCGAAGTTCGTGCACGACGCTCGGCGCGTCGCGAAGAAGCGGGGCGCCTGATGCCGGACTTCTTCCAGACGCAAGCGCAGCGGGCGCAGAACGCGTACAACCGAGGATGGGAGCGCGAGACAGCATCGGAGCGGGTGGACCGTCAGCTATCGACGGTGCAGCGCATTGACACGATGGGATCTTCGGCAGCGCAAGCGAGCAAAGCGCGGGCGATGGCAGCCCTGCGTAAAGCACGCGAGCAGCTACAAGCAGCAGAGGCACAAGAGCCGAGCGCGGCGGCCGTCAGCAAAGCGAAGGCACGACGACAAGCACGCGGGCAGCTCATCACGGCCAAGGCTGACCTGTCGGCGGCTGTCATTGAGCTGCTACGGGCAACGGCAAAACCGGTCGCGGATGCGCTCGAAAGTGTGACGGTGCCGATAGCACAGCGGGCCATTGACGGCTGGCCGGTGCGTACCGGGCGCAGTCGTGACGCGATTTTGGTGGCGGTTACGGGCGGCACGTCATCGGTGACGGTCGCGATGGAGAACGATGCGCCCTACATCTTTTATATTTTCCAGGGGCAACGGCTGACCGCCGACGAGCGGCGTCTAAAGCGCGGACAATACGCTTGGTTGACGCTGGTTCGTAAGCCCATGACGCGGGCGCCGGATAGGATAGCCGAAGAGATCGAACGTCGCTTTGAGGTGAAGTAATGGCACGCGCAACCATCGAAGTGACCGCCGACGTAGCCCGGTACCAGGCGGAGCTCGCGAAGATTCCGGGCATGACCGACAAGAGCGCAGCGAAAGCGGCCCTCAAGCTACAGGAACGGCTTGAACGCGCAGAGAAGCGGGCAGCGGCGGCGGCCGAGCGTGCGAGCACCAAAGCGGCCGAAGCGGCATCGGGCGTGGCCAAGTTCGGCAAAACGGCCGAGCTGCTAGAGCGCATGCGGGCGGCCCTGGGGCCGCTGGGCGATGTACTCGGCGACGTGACGGGCGGCGCAGATGACCTCGGAACAGCCCTCGAGGGATTCAGCGGGAAGCAGGTAGCGATGGCGGCCGGTGCGGTCGCGGTCGTGGCCGGGCTGGCGAAGCTCTCGGGCGCGGTGCTCGATGTCATCGGCAACCTAGAAGCCTACGAAGACCAGATTGCACAACTGCAGCAAGACGGCACGATTACCGACGAGCAGGTTGAGGGGCTGCGGGAGGCATCGGCAGCGGTCGCGACGCTGAAAGAGTCTTTTGGTTCGCTCGCGGTCATCGTCGCGGCCAACGTCGCCCCGGTCATCGAGGACCTGTCTCGGGGCATCGTGGCGGTGCAGGGCTTCGTGTCGGGCGGATTCGAGGGCATGCACCAAGCTGCAGCGCGATTCAACCGGCGAGCTCGGGAGATCAAACAAGAGCAAGACCGAGCCCGCGAGCAGACCGAAGAGGCTGAAGACCAGGCGACAGCCAACCACGAGTCCAGAGCAGACCGGCGCATCACGGCGATCAATCGCGTCGGCGACGCTCAAAAGCAGCTACAGCAGCTCATTGACGGGGCATTGCTCCAAGAGGCCGATGCACGCGAGCGCATCGCGCTGCAGTATCAGCAGCAGATTGATCAAGTCTTCGCCCTGATGGAGCAGCACCCACAGCTCGCAGGTCAAGCGCAAGAGCTGATCGAGCTGTACCAGACGCAGCGGGATGCAGCTATCGCGGCGTTCGATGCTGAAGAGCGGCGCAAGCAGGCCGAAGAGAACGAGCGCCAGAACGCACGCCTAAAGAAGCAGATCGAAGACATCACGGCGGCCTACGAAGCGCAGCAGCAAGCGATGCGAGATGCACAAGCCCAGGTGATGCAGGCGACGGCCGAAGCGGTCGTAAGCATCGTCGGCGACATCGAGTCCAGCTTGGCGAGCGTGGCGCAGATGTTCGACACATCGACAGAGCAGGGCAAAAAAGCCGCGCGGAATATGGCAGCGGCGCAGCGGGCGCTTGCAATCTTCCAAGTCGGAATCAACCTGGCACAAGCCATCTCGCAGAGCTTCGCCCAAGGTGGACCTGTGGCCGGTGCTGCGCTGGCGGCGGCTGTTGCGTCGGCGTTCGCGGGGCTCATCGCCACGGTATCGCAGCCCCTGCCGCAGTTTCATACCGGCCGCTTCGGCGCGTCGTCGGGTATGCTGACGGACGAGCGGATGACCGGCGGCGTGATGACGGTCGCGCCCGAGGTGGTAATCCCGCCTGACCTTGTGAGTCGGAGCGGCGGGGCCGACGGCGTGCGGTCTAGGCTCGAGGATGACCGGCCGATGATTGTGCAAGCCGTGATCGACCTCACCGACGAACGCATCGTGCTACCATTGTCGCGGGCGCTCGGGGCACGTGAGCGCGGTCGAATCGGTATACCTTTGGGGCGCACATGAGTGAGATACGCAGCACCGACGAGCACGGGCAGCTCATCGTAGCCCATGACACGCGGGCGACTGTTTGGGATGCCGAGACGACTGCAGACACGGCCGACACCGTGCCCGGCCGTGTCGTGCCCTCTGTAGGCTCTCTCGTGCGTCTTGTGGCGTCGGGCGACCAAGAGGGTGCGGATACAATCGAGCTGCAGACGCTACGCGCTGGGGCCGCTGGTACGCGCTTTGAGGTAGGCTGGAAGAAGAGCACTGACACGCACGTATTCGGATACGACCAGCCCACGATCCCGACGCACGTGGAAAGCGTCTACTACACGACCGACACGGCAACCTCGGATCGGCTGGCCAATCCTCGGGCGGTTGTGCTGGATGACCAGCGCATCCTCGTGAGCTGGACTCAATACGCGCCAGCCTTCACGGGCTCGACGCCGCCGAACTACTACTACGCGGTCCGCAGCACGGCGGGCGTCTGGAGCTCACCGACGGCAGTTTACGGCGGCAGCGGTGGCGATGTGCCGACGTATGCCGGGTGTGAGGGGCTATCGGCAGCGCCTCTCGTGCGGCGTGACGCTGCGGGCACGGTGCTGCTCTATACCGTCACACATACAGAGGTGCAGGGTGTAGCCGTGGCACAGGTCGCGGTCGTGCGGTCGGTACAGAATGACCTCGACTTCACCGAAGACCCGGCCGGGCTGACAGCGGCAAATACCGAGTGTTTGCCGGCCGGCATCGAGACGGCTGCAGATGATGCTTTTGCAATCAGCGTCGCCGAGCACGCCGGGCAAGTGTGCCTTGTGGTGCAGCACGAGACGACCGTCTATCAGTACGCGAGCAACGACGGCGGGTATACGTTTACGCTGATTGGCAGCATCACGGGCGTGCAGAACTGCACAAGCGACCTCATCGTGTGTCAGGGCTCGTTTGTGCTTTCGACGGGCGAGGGCGACGGATCGACGGCACCGGTCAAGGTGAGGCGCATCGGCTCGGCGTCGGACAGCTTCGCAGATGTGACGGCTGTGGAGGTGGCGACGCTGAACGGCGGCACGGTCGGGCCGACAAGGATGGTCACGAGCGACGACGGGCATCTCTGGCTTTACGTGCACAACGCGCACACCGACCGCTGGCTCTATGCCTACTACAGCAGCGACGGCGGCAGCGGCGATAGCTGGCAAGACATCACGACGGCGAGCGGCATCGACCAGGGCGCGCGGACAGTCTACGCGACGACGCTGAAGAGTCAGAACGCGACGACGAGCGGCGATGCCCCATGGTGCGCAGTATGGCATCGCGGGCGCGTCGGGCTCATTGCTCGGCGTGTCGATGTGACGGGCATCGGCAACTCGTATCTGATGGTTTACCTCGGCGGTTTTGCGGATCTCGTGATGCCATACCGTCGGGAGCGTCGGAATCGGCTAGAGCGTGTCTCGTGGTCGCATCTATGGGTCAGCGTCAACGACCCGAGCGACGTCTATACAGAGACACTGGTGAGCGGCACGGGCAGCCCGACGAAGACGGGAAACAACGACGGCACGACGTCTATCACGACGCCTTCGACCGCGATTTATCGGTACGAAAAGACGGCGGCGGTATCGCTGGCGGCTGCGTCGGTCGCGCTGGGCGTGTCGGCACAAGTCACGGCGGGCACGGCTTACTATGACCTGCGGTGTAGCATTGACACGCAAGACGCTCTTGTGACCATCAAGCACGACACAACGGCGCTCGAGGTCTGGAACGGCGGTCTTAGCGGCACGAAGGTTGCAGATGTGGCGGTTACCGACCACGTGCAGATCGTGGCGAACATCGTCGCGGGCGACTTCGTGGTGTACTACCGCACGGCGGGCGATGCCGATGCACGAGCGTGGACGCGCTTAGCCGGCACGACGGCGACCAAGGTCACAGCCGTGGTCAACCGTCAGCAAGCCTCGATGCAGCTACAGAGCAGCACGACGGCCCGCGTTGCGTATCTAGGCGTCAATGTCTACGAGTCCCTTGCAGCGCAGCCACACACGGCGCTCGGCGTCGGGCTCACGCCGGGCGGCGGCTCGACGCGCGAAAAGCCCATTGGCTTGCCGGTCGGCCCTCTTCCGCAGTACATCGCAGATGCCGTGTATCTTGCGGGCTCGGCGGGGCCGGCGCATCTGGGCGATGCCTGGTCGGTGTCGCCGACGTCGCCCTATGCTGTCGCCCGAGCTGCGTGTGATGCCGTCTACCCGAGTCCGCGCACGCGGTGGAGGAGCTCGACGACCACAGACGGCATGATTCTGGCGTATCGCTTCGGCGACGAGAACAGCTCGCGCATCTCGGCAACTTGGGCCGTTTACATCGAGGGGAACGCGCCGAGCGTCGCTTTTGCGTGGCACGACGGCAGCGCGTGGGAGAGCGACATCACGCTCACGCGGCACATTGAGATCGCGGGCGTCCGTGAAGGACAGATCGTGTACTGCACCAACAGCGCAGCGACGCTCGTGCAGTACGTAGACCGTGACGAGCTCGTCGGTGGATATGTGGACATGGGCTCGGGCGACGTGCGGAAGATCGTAGCAAATACGGCCGGGGCTATCACGCTGCCGACGGCGCAGAATGGCACGGTCGCACGCATCGAAGTCGAGGGCATCGACGGGACAGAGGGCGCCTCGGGCACGTGGCGGATCGTGTTCCCGCGCTCGGTGCATTTGCTGCCCGACACGCAAGCAGCAAAACGGGGCTACCGGCTCAAGCTGCAGACAACCAGCGGCGGCGGTAACGCCCCGCCCGAGGGCTATTTTGAGCAAGCGCACCTCGTGGGGCCGGCGTGGCCGGTGCCGTGGCAGCACGGCAAGGATACCGTCAGAGTGCATCGACCTCGAGCAGTCACCGCCGAAGCGGCTGACGGCACGCGACGCACGCACAAGCTAGGGCCGGCCGAAGAGACAGTCGAGCTGCACTGGGAAGCAGCACCGCGAAATATGCACGACTGGTACATTGACGCAGCGACGGCGGACTGGTTTGGCGTCGGTACCAGCGCTTACCAAGATGCAGCCGAGGGCGAGACGATGAGCACCATGCGGGCTCTGGTAGAGCGGCACGCATCGAGCGGCGCGCCCGTGCTGTATGTGGCGCAGTATGACCGCGATACCAACGGCTCGGGCACGGCCGAACACATATTGCGACATCGGTGCATGGGCTCGGTCGTCGGCACCATCGAGGGCGAGTGGCGCACCCAGCACGCCGGGCACGGTGACGAGCAATATACCGAAGTCATCCGGGGCGGAACCGTGCGGATTAAGTCCCTATGAGCTGGTCAGCACTCATCCAGTGGGGCGACCGTCTCGTGCGCGTGTCGGGCATCGACGTCACGATAGAAGAGCGGATCGACCTCGCGTCTAAAGAGGGCGGCTACGCCCCGCAACGGCTGCAGATTGCGGCGATCCTGCCATACGATGCCGCAGCCTATATGTATCGGGACGGCTGGCGCCCCAATCAGGCGGGCGTCGTCATCGAAGACGAAGACGGGCAAACCATACGCGGCTACCCGGTGCAAGACATCCAGCCCGGCCGGGATGGCGAGGTGACGATCTTCGTTGTCGGCAATGCCAAGGTGCACAGCAGCTCGCAGATCCCGAGCACCGCAAGCGAGCTCATCGTGTCGCGCATCAATGTAGAGCGCACGCAAGAACTGCGGGGCAGCGTGGCCGACCGCACACGCGAGATCATCGCGGCGACGACACTCATTGCCGAGCTGCGAGGCATGTGGGGCACCTGGGGCAATAGATACGGGGTCATCGGCGACCGTGCGGAATCGGGCGCGCTGGCGAAAGCGAAAGCCCGCCTCGAGCACGCAATCACGCGGGCGAGCTTTGAAGACTTCGATGCCCTCACCGAAGGGCGCACGTATCCGCTGATCTTCGGCAAGCCCGGCCGGTGCAATGCAGGCATTCGGGCGATCCTCGCGTCCATGGTCGATGACGTCGAAGAGCGGGTAATGATTGCGGGGCACGTGGCGCAGCTTGGCACATGCCAGTTCTTCGGCCCGAGCAACAGCGATCCCGATGCGCTCTATGACAGCGAGATCACACAGGCGACCTTCGCTGACCAGGCCGGCAAGATTTACACGGGTGTTGATGTCGATACGCTGTCGCACTACGCGCACATGCCTGACTCGGCCGATAAGGAATGGTACGCGAGCTATCACGACTCGCAGACCGCGCACGGGCTGCCGTCGGATATCGGCGGGGCGCTGGCGGTGCTGATGGGGCACACGGTTGGGGCGTTGGTTGACTTTCCGGCGTTCGCCGACATGTCGGCGCGGCTGCCGTTGTGGCGCGTGGATGGCGTGGTGGACCAAGTGACGAGCGCGTGGGATCTGCTGTCTATGTCGCTGCTCCCGATCATGCCGGTGACGCTGGTTGATGGGGCGCGGGGCGTGCGTCCGGTCTATACGGGCACGCTGCGCGACTGGAGAGAGGCTACGGCGCGGCTCGTAGAAGGCCCTCTTTTTGCGGGGCTGGGGGCTCCTAGCGTCAGCAGCGCGGGCGGCGTCGTCAACGATGTGACCGTGGCATACGGCTACGACGTGCGCGACCGTCAATACCGGCGCAATGTGCACCTCACGGGGCTGGACGTTGACTACCTGGGCGACTCTCGCAGCGAATACGGCTATCGGCCACATCGGGTCGAGACGGCGTGGTGCTACGACGATGCCACGGCGGGCGACATTGCCCGGCACATTGCGCATCGACTGCATCGGCAGCTTGTGACGCTGGAATATCTGGCAACGCCCGAGGTGCACGGGCTCGGCGGAGATAGTGAGCTGCAGATCGGCGACGTCGTGCGGCTGACAGATGACCGGTACAGCATCACGGATCGGCTCGGCATGGTGACGCTGGTTTCACGCAGCCCGGCTCGGCTGGTCATTGGCGTGACGCTGCTTGAGTCGAGGGTGCCTGACTACGTGGTGCCGCCTGTCGTGGTGAGCACGATCTATATTCTCGCAGCGGGCGACAATGGGAGCTCCCAAAGCGCAGCCCGCACGAGCACCGATGCCGGCGTAACCTGGGCGGCCGTGTCGGGGCTGCCCTCCGAAGGCGTGCTGAATGGCACGGCATACGACGAAGACGGCGGGCAGTTCCTAGCGGCTGGGCAGGCGGGCGCTGCGAGCGTCATCTCGCAAGATGGCTCGACGGTGACGGACGTCACGATAGGCGGGACGGTGAACCGTGAAGGCGTCGGTTACCGGCCCTCGAGCGAGTCGGGCGGGGCGCTTTGGGTGGTCGTCGGGCAGTCTGGGCGGCTGGACTACAGCACTGATACAACGACGTGGACAACCGTATCCAGCTTCGGCAGCACGGCCCTATACGCGGCGCTCTACCATGATGGCTATTGGTACGTGGGCGGCAACTCCGGCAAGGTCTGGTACAGCAGCAGCGGAACGGGCAGCTACACGAGCGCAGACCCGGCCGGTACGCAGCGCGTCTCGGATATGGCCTGGTCAGGTACGCACATCGTCGCCAGCAGACGCAGCGGCAAGATCGCGTATGCAACGCCAGCCAATGCCCGCGCGGGCTCGTGGTCCGCAGCAACGAGCGGCGTGAGCGTGCACCTATTCGCAGTCGCATCGGATGCGTCGGGCGCTGTCGTCATCGTCGGCGCCTCGGGCACGATCTTGCACTCGACAGATGACGGGGCGACCTGGGCAAGCCGCAGCAGCGGCGTTGCGACGGCCCTCAATGGCGTGGCCTGGAACGGCTCGACGTGGCTCGTGGTCGGCGACGGCGGCGTGGTGCTGACTAGTACTGACGGCATCACGTGGACAGCACAGACGAGCGGCACCATCAATGACCTGATGTGGGTCGAGACTTCAGCGGGCTACCCATGACATACAGCATAGCGGCATCACTACTGCAGGACGTCACGACCCAGCGCGCGGTTATCGCGGGGCTCGCAGACGATGCGCCCGAGCTCGCAGCGGCGCTCGTGCTTTGGTCGAGCCTTGTGGATGCCGTCATCATCGACATAGAAACGCAGATCGCAGGCTATTCGGGGCCGGCACGTCGGGCGCTGCTCGACTGGTCGGGCGAGTGGGCAGATGCCTACACCGATGCCTCCGACATCGTGAGTCAGCGTGATATGATAAATGCAGCACGCACGAGCATCACGGTGTAATCATGTGGATTTGTGAGCGGCCGGGCAGATGGTTTACGTGGTCGGAGTTTTGCGCGAGCAGCACCGTGAGCCCCGAGCTCATCGCGGTTGCGCTGCAGAAGCGGCCCGAGCATCAAGCGGCAATCGTCGCCCTATGCGCTGCCGTGCTTGATCCGCTGCGGGATGCGCTGGGGCCGATACGCATCACGAGCGGGTACCGAACGGATGCGCTCAATACCGCAATCGGCGGCAGTAAGACAAGCGAGCACCTAGTCGGGCGGGCGGCTGACATCGTGCTCGTGCAGGACCATGAGACAAGCAAGATCGCAGATGTGGCGCGGCGGCTGCGGCTTCCGGTGCGTCAGTTCTTGGAATACCATCCGACGCACGGCGGGCACGTACACGTCAGCTACAGCGGCGCAGCGGGACCGCCTAAACGCGAGTATCTATACAAGATCGCTGAGGGTGCCTGGCGTGCGCAGTACGGGCGGGTGCTATGACCGATACACCGACGACACCGGGCGACGTCAAGCCCTCGTCTCTCGTGCCGTTGCCGGGCCCTGTGGCGTCGCTGGCGTCGCTGGGCAACCTGGGCCAGACTGGGGCGCTGCTCGCTGCTGTAGGGCTGATGTGGGCGCGCATCGACGCAATAGAGGCCCGATTTGATCGCATCGAGATTCAGATCGACGAGCTATCTCGGTCGGTCGTCGAGATGTCAACGATGATGCAGGTGCAGACTGCGCGGACAGTAAGCGCGGAAGACTTTATCGACCTCGAGCGACGGGTGACCATCCTTGAAGCACGCTAGGGTCGCATGTCGCAGATGGCATCGGTAAACGGCAGCATGACAAGGGTACCAGTGCCCAAGCATGCAAGAATCGCCACGATGAGCAACGCGGGCTGACCGTGCGCCAGCGGTGCCAGCAGTTGCCAGCAGCAAAGCGTTGAAAACAGCGACAACGTGAAGACCGCCCAGTACATACCGACGAGACGCATAGATACCCCCTAGAACGTGAACCCGACCGCCGAGCCCATCCCGGCGGCCGGGTGCACTGCCGTGCCCAATGGAAAACACGGCGGCGCCCGCCAGCGATAACAACCGCCAGCGGCGGCCGTCAATCCGCGGCGCTGGACGTGTCCGTGATTGCGGGCGTAGCTAGGGCGCTCTCCCAATCATCGACAGGCGATGACTGCAGGTGCACCACCTGGGGCTCTTCGCGCGCGTGCGTGGTCTGCATCTCGTCGGTGCTGTACCCGAGCAGCACATCGGGCAGATACAAGCGGATAAGCTGCGAGGCTGCCCGATACCGCAACATGAGCTCGGGCATCGTGCGGTACTTGCTGTTTTTGGTCCATTTTTCCGCGTTGGCCATCTGCATGCTGACCGTGCACGATAGGCGGTCGCCGGTCTCGGCGAGCGTGGCATAGGCCGTCACGACCATATCAGCGCCCGTCCCTTCGACGTCCCACATGATGACGCCGCGAAGACGTCCCGACGCATTGGCCCGGGCGATCATGTAGGCGGTCGAGAATGAAGCGCGGCCGTGCAGGATATACATGTGCTGCATCAGGGTGATCGGATCCTCGCCCATCTTGCGCGCAATCAGCAGCGCGACCAGACAGTTTTCGGGGCTGCGCTGAAAGTCGCGCGGGATCAGTGTGGACTTCGCGAGCGTACCGCATACGCGGGCGAGCACATCGAGCTCCGCAGGTTCTAGGGCAGTAGTCATCGTTTCACCGTAATCGTGCGGCGGGCGTTGCAGGTTGCCCGTGCACCGTCGCCGAGGTTGAGTTGGTAGTGCTCGCCAAACAGGGGCACGCATTGATTCCGCAGCGCGGCGGCGGCCGTCTTGGCGGCTTTTTCTGCGTCTTTCGCATCGGCGTAGCGCATCAGGAGATCGGCTTCTTCGGGCGTAGCGTCACGGCGCGGCCGGTCGTCGGTCTTTTTGGCCCAATCGTCGGGCGCCGGGTGCAACCAGTTCACGCCGGCCGTGCACTCCTTCGAGCTGTCGGCGGGCGGCGGCGTCTTGGTCTGCAACACGGTCTCTCGCCAGCGGGCGACGTGCATCACGAGATCGCCGATGTCTTTAGCGACGTCTTCACGGCGCAGCGTGTAGGAGCGGACTTCAAACCACGGCAGCATGACGCAGAGCGTGTTCGTCTTCAGCGACGGGCACGCGGCAAACTGCCAGAGCATCTGATAACGCCAATCGGGCACGGTCCAATCGTCGGCGGGCATCTCTTCGGAGGGCGGCAGCTTGCCCGCGACGGCAGCGTTCATGCATGCTTTGGCCTCATAGTGCGCGGTCGGGGCATCGACCGGCCCGGTGATGCCATCGGGGCTCATCTGCAGCCAATCGACCTTCGGATGCCGGTAGATAGCCCGATCCATGTGGGTGATCTCGATGCCCTCGCGGCGGCCGTAAGCCCGCAGCGTCACGGGCTCCAGATCGTGCCCAAGCTGGAAGTGCTCGGGGATGCCATCCTCTTCGGACGGGCGATGATGCGCCAGCCAGACAGACCACGGCGAGCCATACGCGGACGCCCCGATAATCTTTGCGACGTCAGACGCCCCGATAGCGTAGTTCGCACGCCTGGCATCGAGCCATGCGCTGTGCGTGAGATATTGCTGTACCACTTCAACCCCCTTGCATTGTGCACCGGTCGGCGGGTAGCTTCGCCGGTACGAGGTGAGACGATGGTAGCCGACACGGCGGACAAAACAGGACCGGCCCTAGACCTGCGGCAAGCGATTGCGCTGCGGGCGCTGGCTTGCGGGCTGGGTTGGCCCGGTGTTTGTCGTGGCGAGCTGCAGCGGCTCGGGCTCGTCGAGGGCGAAGAGCTCACCGACGCCGGCCGGGCGACAGTAGAGCAGACGCCGGAATACCTGCACGAAGCACTCGTCAGGATGGCGTATCGCATCCGACAGCAGACTAGGGGGAACGATGACGGTCAATAAGGTGATACTCGTGGGCAACCTGGGCAGGGATCCCGAGGTAAAGACGACACGCAGCGGCACGCAGGTTTGCCGCCTAAGCATCGCGACCAGCGAGCGCCAAAAAGACGGCGATCAATGGGTCGATCATACCGAGTGGCACCGCGTGGTCTGCTTTGGTCGCACGGCCGACAATGTGGGGCGGTTTCTTCGCAAGGGCTCGCAGTGCTACATCGAGGGCAAGCTGCGCACGTCATCGTGGGAGACGGACACGGGCGAGAAGCGATACAGCACCGAAGTCATCGCGGATCGCGTCGCGTTCATCGGCGGTAAGGGCGACAGCAGCAGACCGAGCGGCGGCGGGCGTGACAGCGGCGGCCGGGGCGACAGTCGAGGCAACGGCGGCGGCGGCGGGTATCGCCAGCGGCCGGCCGACGATGACATTCCGTTCTAAACGAAAAGCGGCGGCCGACATTGAGGGATGACGACCGCCGCAACTGATTAACCTGACCGGACTCTAGCAGATGCAGGGGTCCGGGGCAATATTGGGGGAACAATGGCTCAAACTTGGGCGACGGCGTGGTATCCGCATACGCGCGAGACGACGCCGATACACCGTGATCTCACGTGGGAAGCACTCCGCGACACGCTTACGAAGTACCGGCCGCATACGGGCACGAAGGAGGAGCGACTGCAAGCGGCTCCGCTGTGGTCGCCGGCACGCATCGAGGGCACGCGGCGAGCGTCGCACGTCGTCGAGGTCAGTTGCCTGGTCCTAGACCACGACAACGGCGAGACGGTAGCTGCAGCGGCGTCGAGATGGAGCCGATACGCGCACATCGTCTATACGACTTGGAGCCACACGGACGACGAGCACCGCTGCCGAGTCGTGGTGCCCCTTGAGCGACCAGTGCCCGGTCGCATGTGGTCGCGGGTGTATCGCGACACGATGCAGCGGCTCGGGATTCCAGCAGACCCGGCGTGCAGCGACCCGTGCCGCATGTACTACGTGCCGTGCGTCGGCAACGGCGGCCCGCACATGCGCATCGGCATTGAGGGTCCGTTGCTCGATTTGCTGCCGAGAGCAGTCGAGCTCCACGAGCAGCACCTAGACCGAGAGAAGCGACGAGCCGAAGAGGCCGAGCGACGAGCCGCAGCCCTGCAGCGACGGGTGGACACGATAGCCGACGAAGCGCGGGCGGTCATCGAAGTGATGCAGTGCGACTCTGCGGCGCGGCGGCGAGCAGTCGAGCAGTGCGGCGGACAGCTGACGGCTGACGGGGCACGGGCTCGGCGGGCGTTGTGCCCGAGCTGCGGCCGTGGCTCGGTCTGGTGGTATATCGACAGCGACGGCCCGGCGATGTGCGACCATGCCAAAAGCTGCGGATACCGTGATGGGCTGGGGCGTTACCTTTTGACGCTGGCGGGGCGATGATGCGAGACGACAAGTCAGACGAGCAACCGATCAAGCCCGACATCGGCGAGATTGCGAGGGTTTACATCATGGACGACCAGACCGGCACGACACGCGAGCAGATGACCGAGACGGCGGCGGCCGTCGCTGCGGGCGACCTCGAGGGAATCACGGCGTGGCTTGAGCCCGAGCGCATACGGCGGCTGCGGCAGATGACCGCAGCGTATCGCGATGAGGTGGCGCACTGGCTCGCGACGCTGGGCAACGTGCGTGGCGGCAGTAAGCGTGTGGCCGAGCTACGGCGGGCGCTGAAAGCGCGGCCGGATGACCTGCCCGACGCCGTGCAGCGGGGCGACGTGGGGGCGGACCTGCCGAAAGGATGGCAAGACCCGAAACCCTACATCTGCAGCGCGGCGGGCCTGTATCGCGACACGGAACAGGGCGCGGTGCGCATCACGTCGCGGCCGATCTGGATTGACCAATACTTGAGCGAGGTAAACGGCGCGGGCGATGCGCTGCGCATCTGCTGGCGGTCCTTCGGCGGCGGCATCGTGCGGCGGATTGTGCCTCGGGCCGTGGCGGCGTCATCGCGTGAGCTTGTGGCGGAGCTCGCGACGCACGGCGCCAGCATCACGAGCGTGTCTGCCTCGGATGTCGTGCGGTATCTGGATGAGGCGACCACGAAGAACGAGACGAGGATACCCAGGCGTGACGTGTCATCGCGGCTCGGGTGGATTTACCGGGACGGCGAGCCGAGAGGATTCCTAGCCGGTCGCGAGTACATCGGGCGGCCGGATGACCCAGGCGTAGACCTGATGTCAGACGATGGCGTCGAGTCGCTGGCGGCGGCATATGGCACGGCGGGCACCTGGTCGGGCTACCTCGAAGAAGTCGTGCAGCCCGCGGCGAGCTCGGAGGCGTTCTGGCTGTCTACGTACAACCAGATTGCGTCCATCCTTGTGCGGCCGTTGGACCTGGGCACGCCGTGGTTCATCGACCGCAGCGGACGCACATCGCAAGGCAAGAGCACCATCGGCAAAGCGGCGGCGGCCGTTTGGCAAGACCCGCGAGCCGTGCCGAGTTGGAATACCTCGAAGGCCGGCGTCGAGGCCCGAGCCGCTACGCTGCGAGACTTGCCGCTGATGTTGGACGACTCGAAAGAGGCACGGCGGCCGGATGACGTGGCGGCCGTTGTTTACATGCACGGCAACGGCACCGGGGCGATACGCGGCAAGCCCGGAAGCAACGGCCGGGCGGTCGGGCTGCGGGCGACGGAGAAGTGGTCAAGCGCGGGCGACAGCTCGGGAGAGCAGCGGTTGACGAGCTTCACCCAGGATGCAGGGGCTCGGGCTCGTGTGCTCTGCTTGATCGGTTCACCGCTGGCATCGGGCGAGGTTGCCCGGCGTGTGCAGCTCGGCGCCGAGACGCATCACGGGCACCTGGGGCGGCGTGTCGTGCGTCATCTGCTGGCGGGCGATTGGGGCGACCTTAAAGCCCGATTCACCGACGAGAGCAAGCGGCTGACTCGTGCCCTAAAGGCTGACGGTGCAGTAGCCGAGCGGCTGGGGCGCATTGTGGCGGCCCTCAAGGTCGCGGCCTACCTCGTGCATGCTGTCGGGGTGCCGGAGCCCGAGTGCGACGTGTGGGCGGCGGCCCTCGCAAGCTGCCGGCACGGGTCCGAAGACGCAGACCAGCCCCTTGCGGCGCTGCGATACGTGATGCAGCGATGCGCAGCGGAGCGGGCGCGGTTTTGGCATACCGGGTGTGAGAAGCCCGCAGCACAAGACCCGGCCGAAGACGAGCGGCTGTATCGGCCTGTTCACGGCGGATTTGCTGGGCGCTGGAATCACGAGAAGAGCGTGGACATCCTCGAATACGTGGTCCGAGAGTGGCTGCGACGCGGCGGCTTCGATGAAGGCACCATCGAGCGGTGGCATGAGTCGGGCTACATCGAGACAACGGCGAGCTCACGCGGCCGGACAGTGCGCACGAGGATCGCCGGGCAGACTGCCAGCGTCTACCGCATACCCATGAGCATGTTCGAGAGGTACGCATGATCTGCGCATTCTGCGGCGGCGATGCCGTCGATCTGACGATCCCGTGGCCCGACGACCGATGCCGGGAAGTGTGCGCGGATCTGATTTGTCTTGAGGTGGCCGAAGAGCGGCGCATAGAGTTTGAGGGGCGCCTAATCATCCAGGCGCAAAACCGAGCAGGGGGTAACCATGGCGAGCAATGAGACGGAATACGTCTGGATAGACATCGACATCACGCTAGCGGACGCCATCGACGCCGCCCGCAATGGCGAGGCCGATGTGGTCGAGATGCTGGAGAACCTGAAGGAGCACCTTGATGCGCTGCGGGCGCTGCAGGGGGTCAAGTGAACGATGACCGGGTGATCGACGGCATCGTGCGGCTTATGCTCGGCGTGGCCGTGTGCGCGTCGTGGTTCGCAGCGTGCGCGTTCATGCTGGACTACGCATGATCGGCGACATCGTGCAGCTCTTCACGTCGGTAGTTGACCTGATCGACCACCAAACGCCGGGCTGGCGTGCTCGGGCACAGCGGCGGCTCGCAAGGCTGGAAGCGAAGCTACCGCACGTCAAGAGCCCCAAGCGTCGCCAGCAGATGCGTATTCGAGCCGTGACGCTGCGGGGCATGCTGCGCGAGACTGACGAGCTTTGATGTGATATGGTCGCGGTGCGTTCCTCCGGCTTGGTTGAATGCGTCCGCTAGAGCCCGCCCGTCTTGCAGCTTTGGGGCGGTGCTCGCGCGCCCTACCCTGCTTGGCAGTTTTTGGGTAGGGCGCGTTTTCACCCCATGCGGGCGCTGATCTCGACCTCGAGCTCGTCGGGGCATTGCATCGCAAGCATGCCCGCCAGCGTCGGCACCATGGCCCCGATGCTGCAGTCTACCGATGCGCCGATCTCGCTCCACTGGTCGCCCGTCGAGCCGTGACGCTCAAGCCACGGCATCACGTCGTCAGCAGGTACGCTCGGAATCGGGATGTCAGGCAGCGGTGCAGCGATGGCACATAGAGCCCCAAGCATCACGGCCGATGACAGCGGCATGACGGCGATGGCTCCTTCATAGGATACGCGGTCCGCGATGATGCGCAGCTCAATGAGGTGAGAGTAAAGGTCGCCGGGCGTCGGGTCGGCTGGGAGCGCGGGCAGCAGGGGCGTGACGTAGAGAACAGGCATTCGACCTCCGTGGTTGAGGCATCGTATCACGGGCTGACCTGGGCACGGCTGGCGCTTGTTTATCCCCTTTTTGTTGACAGCATATCGGGAGAGGTGTACTCGTTGGATGTCGGCGGTGCTTGTATCGCTGGCGAGCCCAACAGGGCAAGGGGGTAACGATGACAAGTGACGAGCTGGACAACCTACTGACGCGAGCGCGCATCCCATGGGGGCGCATCGAAGACGCAGGCTACGACCTGCAAGACATCGCAGACATGGCCGGCGCCCATGGCGACCACCAGCTTCGCGAGCGTGCCGTGCGCGCTGCGCGACGTCGGGCGCGTTGTGTCGTGCCGTCGCCGTGCGGTCAGTATCGCCAGGAGGTGACGCAATGACCGGGAAGCTATACACGGCGCCTCTGTATCTCCGAATGGCCGATGTCGTGCAGGTGCTCGGGATCAGTGACTCGATGCTGTGCAAGCTCGTTGCACGCGGAAAGGTTGACTATATGGCCGGCGCCGGTCCCGGCAGACATTGCCGGTACTACAATACCGCTGCAATCGTTGCGTTCATGCGGGGCAATGCGCGGCTAAAGAGCAAAGTCAGCGGCGTGTGGCTGCAAGATGCAGTGCGAGCGGGCGCCCAGACTGCCTACGACACGATGTGCCGTGATCACATCATCGAATATGGGGCGCACGATAGCGCGATGAGCCTGTCTTATGCCCAGCACCTTCGGGTGATGCTGCGCAGTGGCGTGACGTTGCCGAAGCAGTTTGACGAGCTCGTGCGACGCATCGCAGCCCGGCCGCAGTGGTGCGAGCGTGATGTGATCTACAAGACGTGGCTGTGGGTGCGTGCCGTCGCTGACGATGAGCGCGAAGCACCATCGAGCGACTGGGTAACGGTGCCCGAAGCCGCGAAGAGGGTAGGCAGGGCGTCAAGCACGGTTCGACGATGGGCACAACATGGCAAGGTTGACGTGCGCACAGAGTCGCGCGACGGCCGCCAGGTGCGCTTGGTTGACGTGTCGGAGGCTGCGGCGACGGCTCGCGTTGACCTGTCGCAAAACGACGACACGCAGCCCGAGGCCGAAGTGGTGCCCGAGCCGCAAGTCATCGACGACCGTCTAGCGCAGTGCATCGAAGTCGTGCGCACGCAAGAGGCCCGAATCCTCGAGGTATCCGAAGAAGTGGCGACGCTGCGGGCGCTCGTGCAGTCGTTACAGCAGCAGCTCGACGACGGCCGAGAGCAACGCGAAGCCATCGCAGCGGGACTCGTGCGCTATGACGGCGCGGGAGCTTGGCGGCGACTGTTCGGGCGGCTGTTTGCGGCGGGCGAATGACAGCGGCCGATAAGCTGCGGGCGCTGCTCGCAGAACATCGGGCCGAGCTCGCGGCGTTGCCTCACCCGACACGGCCGGGGCTGTCTGCCCTCGACTATGGCGAGGCCCAGTTGCGCTACCTCGATGCGGGGCGGTCTGACCGATACTTGCGCAAGGTTGTGGTGCGGCTGCGGTATCTGCTGGGGCTGCCAGTCAAGACCGGGCGGCCGGTGTCGCTGGTTCGGTCAATACACGTGCGCGTCTCGGAGCGTCTGCACGCCTTTGTGGCGCTTGAGGCGCATCGGGCCGGCATGAGCATGCTCGGCGTCGTGCGTGACATGCTGGGGCCTATGGAGCCCGTCAGCGGCGAGGATGACCAGCGCGGCCGAGCGGTGCTGCGTGTGCCCCTCGATGTCGTCGAGCATCACGGAAGCCCGGCCGGCGTGCGTCGGGCGCTGCTGTCGCTGATGACGTCACGTGAGCAGCCCTAGACCCCGTGTGAACAACGATACCCGGCGAGCAAGCCCCAATATGCGGGGGCTGTTCGCACTGTTCGCACGGCGTGTGAACACGTGAACGCAGGTTCGCCCGTCATTATCGCCCGGTGTTCGCGTGTTCGCACTGCGCAGGGGGTATTGTTGTTGGGGCCGGAAATCGCATATCGGCCGGATATATGAGATTTGCTTCGCGCGTGCGTATACCCTTTTTAAATATGTGAACAAAACCAATATTTTTATAGATATACGCGCTACATACTGCCTTATCGTTGTTCACACATTTGTGAACAGTGTGAACACGCGCGGATATGCAGCGTTCTATCGTTCGATCTGTTCGCAGCGGTGTGAACAGAGCAGGGGTGAGCATGACTGACAAGAAGATGATGTGGGAGCTGATCGGCCTATGCGAGCGCATCGAGCATGCTCGGGGGCCGGTGTGCGTCAACGGGCTGCCGAAGCGGACGGTCAAGCAAGCGCTGCGGCTGCGGCTCGTGTCGCTCGTCGTCGTAGAGCTCGGGCATGGGCAATGGGATGCCCTCGTGACAACCGAGGCCGGATACCTGATGTCGCGGGCTACGTGCCTTGTCGATGCCGACCGGGCGCTCGAGGTGCCGGCGCTGCTTGGGTATGTCTGATGCAGGCGGTAGACCTGTTCGCGGGTGCTGGCGGCGCTTCGATGGGCATCGAGGCGGCCGGGTGCGAGCTGGTGCAAGCTGTCGAGCTGGATCGGCTGGCGGGCATTGCTCACCGGCTCAACTTGCCGCACGTGCCGCTGCATCGGGGCGACGTGCGGGGCTGGCGGCCGGTCGCTGCTGATTTGTGGTGGGCATCGCCACCGTGCCAGGCGTGGAGCTCGGCGGGTGCTAAACGCGGGGCGCGAGACGAGCGCAACGGCTGGCCCTGGGTCTTCGATGCCCTCGATAGGGCCGAGCATCGGCCGACGTGGCTCATCTGCGAGAACGTGCGCGGGCTGCTCTGGCATACGAAGTCTTGCGGCGACCCGATGACCTGCCCAGGCTGCTATTGGGAGCGTGTGGTGGTTGTCGAGGCTCGGCGGCGCTTTGAGTCGGTGCAGGTCTGGACGCTGGATGCTGCAGACTATGGCGTGCCGCAGCATCGGCGGCGGGTGTTCCTTGTGTGCGGGCTGCATCGAGTCGAGGAGCCAGCGACGACACACGGCGGCGATGGGCTGCCTTGGGTGACGATGGGCGAGGCGTTGCGGCTTGGGCGCATCATTGACGTGCCGGCGCACGCAGTGACCGCGACAGAGGGCAAGGGTCACACCTACGCAGAGCAGCGAGGCAAGAGCGACAACCGACCGAGCGACCAGCTCTATCGCGCAACCGGTCGGCGACGTCTGACCGTGGCCGAGTGCGCGACGCTGCAGGGATTCCCGGCTGCGGCTGTCTTCGTAGGCACGCTGACCGAGCAATACCGCCAAGTCGGTAACGCCGTGCCGCCCAAGCTGGCGGAAGTAGTCGTCAGGTCAGTGCTCGGTGCAGGTTGACGCTGCCACGTTAGATCCGTAGCATGCAGCCAGACACGGAGTGCCTATGGATCCCCTTGCGATTATCAGCCTTATCTGCAGCGGCGGGGCAAGTGCCCTGTCAATCATGCCCGACGCTCGGGCTCGTGCCTTCGCCGAGCCAGTGCGGGCGATTCCTGACATGGTGCGCAAGGTCATCCGACGCAAGGGGCGCGTAAAGGGTCAAGCGCGGGCGGTCGGGGCTTGGATTGATGACCTAGACGACGCGATACCTGGGGCCGATGTCGTGATGCCCGAGCCGGTGCGGGATGCCCTCATTACCTTCGGCATCTGGTTAGCCGAGACGATTGCGGATGCCGTGGCCGATGCCCCCCCGCGAGCTCGGCGCATCAAGCCGTCGCCGGGACCAGCGTTGACGGTAGATGTCGAGCCGCTGCGGCCGATGCCGGTCGACTGATGGCATGGAGTGAGCCGCTGCAGTTCTTGGTTGATGGCGATCCCGTGGGCAAGGGGCGACCTCGGGCTGCGCTCGTCGGAAAGCGCGTGCGCATGTATACGCCAGCGAAGACGACCCGTTACGAGGCACGAGTGCGGCGGGCTATCCCGGCCGATGCGCCTCCTGTCGTCGGGATGTGCCGAGTCACGGTAGACATCGTGTATCGTCGCCCTGGTCGTCGCCCGTCGCACATTCCGCGCCCGATGTGGGATGCCGGGCTGGCGTACCACGTGGGGAAGCAGGACGTGGACAACGTGGTGAAGGCGGTGCTCGACGGGCTGCAGATGAAGCACCCTAGCAGCGGCGCACGTTGGCTTGAGGATGACCGCTGGGTCGTCGAGCTGTCGGCGCGTAAACGCTGCGGCAAGAGCCCGCACGTCATCGTTGGCGTGCAGTATTGGGTGGATGATGTGGACGGTCCTTGATGACGTCGTGACCATCACGGCGCTGTCGGTGCTTGTGGTGCTCGTTGTGCTGCTGGTGTGGTCGTGGTAGGCTCGGGCATCCGTCGGCGCTCGCATTTGTCGGCGGTGCTCGGTTGCGGCCGTCGGGGTAGTCTCGGCGGCCGTTTTCCGTCTCGGCGGGTTGGCGTGCTATGCTGGCGATATGGCGAGCTGCAGAGGGGCAGACACGTGATGAGCCTGGGGCAAATTTGCGATCCAAGTGCACGGGTAAACCGTGTCTCCGATGCAAAAATACCCCGGGGAGTTCTCGTGTCGGGTTTTTCGCGGCGGCTGGCGACGGAAAACGTACACGCACGGGGGTAAACCATGAGGCACGACGCCAAGACGCGCACATCTGCGCTGCGCTATCTGGTGAGAGCCAACGACGGCGACGGTATTAACTGGTCACAAGCCAAGCGCGACCTGGGCATCTGTCGGCCGACGCTGCAGCGGTGGTGGAAAGAGGCACAAGCGGGCAACGTCGCCAGCATCGAGCCCGAGCCGGTGCCCTCGAGCGGCACGACCGAGCTAAACCCCGTGGCCATGCTCGACAGCCCTCGGGCGTCGGATGTTTGGGCGGCGCTCTTCGTCCAGATTGACCGCGACATTACGGAGGCGCGCAACTTCGGCAGCATGGGCAGCGTGCCCGCGTGCCGGAAGCTGCAGATCGACCTTTACGAGCGCGTGCGCGCAGCTCGGGCCGAAGAGGGATCGTCAGTGACGATGACGGCCGAAGAAGTCGAGGTCAACATCAGGCGGATGGTGCGGCAAGTGTCGCCGAGACACGCTGCGGTCATCGTCGAGGAGCTCGCGGCGCGGCGGCTGGCATGAACGCCCGGCACGAGTTCGGGCGGCACTTTGTGCACGCTGGCGACAACCTCGAGCTGCTGCGCGGGTTGCCCGATTGCAGTGTCGATGCCGTGGTAACCGATCCCCCATATGGCCTCGGGCGTCAGCCGGATGCCGTGGCGATGCTGCGGGACTGGATGACGACGGGGCATCACGAGGTAAAGGGCGCCGGGTTCATGGGCCGGCATTGGGATGCCTTCGTGCCGCAGCCGGCGCTGTGGTCGGAGGTCCATCGGGTACTGAAGCCCGGCGGGCATCTGCTCGCCTTCTTCGGGACGCGCACGTATGACGTCGGGACGTTGGCGATACGGCTCGCGGGCTTCGAGGTGCGCGATTGCCTGATGTGGGTTTACGGCTCGGGCTTCCCTAAGTCGCATGACGTGGCCATTGCCCTCGACAAGCAAGCAGGGGCAATGCAGCACCGGGGCAAAGCACATCACGCATACGGGCACGGGGATGACTTCGAGGGACGCGATCTCGCATCGCCAGCAAGTCAGCCAAAACACGAGCCGATCACTGACGCTGCGAAGCAATACGACGGCTGGGGCACGGCCCTCAAGCCCGCGTGCGAGCCAATCGTGATGGCACGCAAGCCCCTGAGCGAGAGCAGCATTGCGCGCAATGTGCTGCGCTGGGGCACGGGCGGAATCAATGTGGGGGCTTGTCGGATTGCGGCTAGTGGGCGCAAACTGATAGTGAGCAGATCGGATAGCTCGTGCAATACCTTCGGCAGCGGGATCAACGGCTCGTTCAGTGCAGGTCAGACGTCTCTGGGCCGTTGGCCCGCCAACCTTATGCACGACGGCAGCGCGGCGGCCGTGGCGGGGATGCCTGAGACGGGGGCGGGGCGTGCGTCTATGCGAGGCGAATTGCACGGATCGATTTATGGTGGCGGGAAGGGACCAAGCGGCCCTGACTCTATGCGAGGCCACGACGACAACGGCGGATCCGCCGCGCGCTACTTCTACACGGCCAAGGCATCGCCACGAGAGCGAGCGGGCACACGTCACCCGACGGTCAAGCCTCTGTCTCTCATGCGGCATCTTGTGCGGCTCGTGACGCCGGCCGGGGGCGTCGTGCTTGATCCGTTCCTGGGCTCGGGCACGACCATGATCGCGGCCGATGTCGAGGGCTTCACCCTATACGGCGCCGAAGCAGAGCACATCGACGACATACGCACGAGGTGGGCTGCCCGGCGTGACATCGTGGCGGCGTCTGACGGCGTGCAAGCGTCGCCGGCCGAAGAGGTGAGCGGGAAGCAGATCGCGATGTTTGGGGCGTCGTTGTGATCCTCGATGCGCTGCACGATGCGTTGGCGCTGGATGCTTCGGACCCGTGCGCGGCGTTGACTTGGAGCGATTGGCAAAAGCAGTTTCTCGCAGACGGCTCGCGGTTTAGGGTCGCGCGCACGGCCAACCAGATCGGCAAGACCTGGGTCAGCACGGCCGATCTCGTGATGGAGCTGCGTGGGGCCAATCCCTACCGGGCGCGGCGGTATCGTGGGCCGGTTTACGCTGGGTTTATCGGTGAGTCCATCCAGCAGATGAGCCAAGCCGGGGGGCCGCTGGAGAAGTTGTGGTCGATGATTCCGCCCGGCGAGGTGGATCCGCGTATCCGCTTTGAGGCCGGGCGCGGCATCTGCGGCGTCAAGGATCCCGTGATCCCCTTCGTCTATGGTCCTGCTGCGGGCTCGGTCATACAGATCCGCACGTACCAGCAGCGGCCGCAGTCGCAAGCCGGTGCGACGTGGCATTACGCCTATTGCGACGAGCCGATGCCGGAGCGCATTTATTCGGAGGTTGTGGCGCGGCTCGTGGCGCACTCGGGCAACATGACGTGCACATTTACCCCGACGCCGAGCATGCCTGACCAGGCGTGGTTGCGCGAGCTCGTGACGTCGGGCGTGTTCCGCGAGCATCACGCGACGATGACGGAGAAGAACGCGTGGCCCTCGGGCTACTTGCGGCCGTTCTTGTCTACGGCGGAGATCGAGCAGTACGCGGCAAGCCTGCCGGAGATTGAGCGCGCGATGCGCATCGAAGCGAGCTGGGATCCCATCGTCACGGATCGGTGGTTGACGGGCTTCGGGCCAAGCAACGTCCAGCCGTTCAATTTGCACGACATCCCGCCTGGGGCGCTGCTGGCGGTCGGAATCGATCACGGCTTGAAGGCGGGCAAACAGGCAGCGGTGCTCGTGGCTGCGCTGCGCGGCGAGCACGGCAAGGCCTGGGTCATCGACGAAACCACGAGCGACGGGCACACGACGCCCGAGCAAGACGCACGGGCAATCATCGACATGCTTGAGCGGCACGGGCTGAAGTATGAGCACGTTGACGAGTGGGTAGGGGATAGGGCTGCGAAAGAGGGAAAGATCATCAAGCAGAAGAGCAACGGCATGCTTCGGCGCTACCTGTCGGCCGTGTCAGGTGTGCCCTATGCCCAGACGAAGTGGATCACGACCCCGCGCAAGTTTGCGGGCTCGGTGGCGGCGGGGCTGCGGCTGATAAACGTCTTGTCGGCTCGGCGTGACCTTGTGGTGCATCCGAGAGCAGAGCGGTTCATCAAGGCGTGCGAGGTATTCCGGGGCGCGAAAGATGATCCGGTTAAAGATATACTCGACGCGGGCAGATATGCGATAGAGCGCGTGGTTGACGGCGTGCAGGTCGGAAGAATCAAGGTGAGGGCGGCATGATTGGTCCGTTTTATGAAGTGTTTCCCGACAGCGAGCAAGCTCGAGTGAGGGACGGGGCATGCCGTTACCAGCTGTTGCAAGAGGATGCCGACGCGCTTGTCGAGGATTGGATCGGCCAATACGTGCCGCCCGACCGCACATCGACCTGGGGGCCGCCCGATACCAGCAAAGTGCCCATCGTGACCGTGGCTCGGGCGATGAGCACGCCGGGGCATTACGGCCGAGAGCCGCGCATCGTCGGCGACGTGGCCGGGCTGGCAGAGCTGCTGCGGGCTGCGGGCTGGGCATCGAAGATGCAGTCGGTGGAATATCTCGCGTATGGCATGAATACCTGCGGGCTGCTGCCGTCGTGGTCGGAAGACCTGGGGCGGCTCGTGCTGGCGGTGTGCCCGTCGCACTTGCTCTGGTTCGACGAGCATCCAGACGATCCGACGGTCGCGATTGTGCAGCGTCGGCTGCAGGTGCGGAACGTATACGGCGAGGATTGCCTAGCGTGGGATGTGTGGGACGTGTCCGATCCGGCGTCGCCCGTGTTTCGCATCGTCAAGGCGGATCGGCGGGGCGAGTACGGCGACGACATCACCGAAGAGGTAACGGGGCGTGGCCCTCTTATCGGCGACGAGTACCCGTATCGAGACGCGGCCGGGCGTCCCTTCGCTCCTGTTGTGCTGTATCGCACGCACGATGACTCTTCGATGTGGTCGTGGCATCGTGGCAAGGGCGCGTTCCGGGGCTCGCTGATGGCGGTGCTTTACAATAGCCACGTCGGGAAGGCGGCAAGAGACAGTGTTAGTCAGGGCGGGATCATGGTGGACGCAGAGCCCGTGGGGGGCAATGTCGGATACGACAACTCCGGCCGGGGCGTCGTGAGCATCGACTTCGAGGCGGGCGACATCCTGCACTATCGCAGCACGGGCGCAAGCCAGCCCATGTATAAAGAGCTGAAGCCCGGCGCGAACCTGACGTCGTTGAGCGCGTTTGCGCAGCAATACTCGTCGAGCGTAGCCGTCGAGATGGGCGTAACGCCCACCGATGCCGTGCGCGTCGGGGCTAACCCGATGTCGGGCGTTGCAATCCATCTCACCAATGCTGCCCGCCGAGAAGAGCAGCACCGGATCGCGCCTCTTATGCGGGCGGCGGACCTCGAGCTCTTCGCCCGCGTGGCATCGCTGGCGACGATGGCGGGCGATACCGTGCCGCCGGTCGGGTATGACGTGGACTACTACGAGATTCCGATGAGCCCGGCCGAAGAGAAAGACCGGCGAGACGCAACCACGTGGGCCATCGAGTCGGGGCTGCAGTCGCCGGTTGATGCCTATTTAGAGCGGCATCCGTCGCTGACACGAGACGAAGCACGCGCCGAGCTGGCACGCATCCGGCGCGAGATCGAAGACCTGGGGGTAACTGATGAGTGACGAGCCCAAGATCGAGAGAAGCGGCAACAAGCTGATCGTAGATGGCGTGGAGTACATCCCGCGAAACATCATGCTTGAGCGCGTGGCGGCGAAACAAACTAAGCTCGACGAAGCCGTGCGACAGCGCGACGAAGCGCGCACGCTCGCCGAAGAGGCCAAGGCGGCGGCAGCTGGAGTCGATGCGCTGCGGGCAGAGTATGACCAGTACCGCAGCGGCATCGAGCAGAGCGCAGCCTTCCGGGCCGTGGGGCTCGACGGCGACGAGCACGAGCAAGTGCGGGCGCGGCTCATGCGGTTTCACGGTGCCGACTTGGCCGAGCTCGGCGACGATGACGAGCGGCCGACGCTGGCGGCCTGGCTCGATGCGCAGCGGGCCGATCCCGTTATCGGGCATCTTTTGCCGGCGTCACCGGATAGCACGGGCGATTTACCCCCGGCGGCCGATGCCGTTGCGTCTGATCGTGGTTCGGTGGCGTCGGCTTCGGCGCGGGTAGCCCCTCGAGTTGGGGGCGGTCGCGAGCCAGCACCGCAACGGCGCATGTCGATGCAGCAGCTACAGGCCGAGCACCGCAAGATGCTTGCGACGGCTGGGCAGATTCGGGATCCCGGCGAAAAGGCGAAAGCATACGAAGCGGCGCGGGAGCTCCTGGCGTCGCATCGTAGGGGCTGACGATGCCGCGCGTCTATGTGCCGACCGTCGAGATGCAGCGCATAGCCCAGCGCGTGCTGGAGCTGCGGGCATCGCTGCCGGCATCGCGGCGGGCTGGTACTGACGTCGGGCTGGCGCGGGCTCGGGACATTGCCAATCGGCGGCCGCTGGCGCTTCACACGGTCGTGCGGATGGTATCGTTCTTCGCCCGTCACGGTGCAGCACCGGGCAGTGCCGAAGCGCGGCAAGACCAGACGAGCAAAGCTGCCCAGGCGTGGGCGCTCTGGGGCGGCACGCCGGGCCGCGTCTGGGCGCGTGACATTGTGCGGCGGGCTCGGCGGCGGCATCGTGAGCTGCTGGCACGCGCACGGGCAGCGCGGACAGATGACCAGCGGGATCGGTTGCTTGATGAAGCGCGGGCGCTGCTCGCCGAGCTGCGCGGTTGACGTCTAGCCGGGCAGCGTGGTAAGGCCATAGAAACAGCCCGACTCGTTGCCCCTCGGAGCCGATGATCCGTCGTATGTGGCTGGGATGATTGATACCCCACCTACATACGGAGATTGTCACGATGGCAACCCTCAATGCGCCTATTCGGCATGCCGATTCTGAGTCTGTTCTTGGTCAGTCCTTCGATTACCTCGGGCTCGCTGTCCTGCAGCAGCTCACCGAGCAGTTCGATGTGCTTACCGGCCCCATGGCTACCTTCTTGGGCGACCTCGCGGGCTCTGGCTCCGATACGCTGCGCATCCGTAACGCGACCGGCTACGGCTACGCGGGCTCCTTCACGGCGATGTCTTCCGAGACTCAAGCCATCACGGCGAGCTCGGTTACGGCCAACTACGATGCCTTCACCGTGTCGCGGAATGGTATTGCTTACGAGAGCACCTTCCAACGCGATGCCCTCGCGTCCGACGGCATCACGATTGACGCTCTCGCGGCGTCCATCCCGCAAGCTTGGGCAAGCCTGCTTCGCTCGAAGGTGTGCACCGTCGGCGCGGCTTTCAGCACCAACAAGGCCGACGCTGCAGCTACCCTCGACGTTGACGACCTGATCAATCTTCGTGCGGGCTACGAAGAGACGGCCGGCTACGACATCTCCGTGCATGGCAACCCGTTTGTGATGCTTCACCCGGTGCAGATCTCGCAGCTTCGCTCGTCTATCCGCAGTGAGACGGCTCTGCAGATGCCCGACGCCTTTGAGGCTTACCAGCGCATCCAGTCGGCTACCGGGCTTCGGTTCCGCTTCCTCGATATGGACGTGTACGGCTCGGCTGATGTCAGCCTAAGCGGCGGCGATTACTTCGGGTTCTCTTCCGTGCGCGGTGGTATCGGCTTCGTCGTGGCGAGCACCGCCAACATCATGGTTCCGACCGGCGTTGACGCCGTGCGTGTGCCTGAGTTCGGTCTGCTCATCACGAAGAGCGCGGACGGCTCGCAAGCGTATAACCGCGTTGACGCGAACGCTTGGCTCGGTGTCGCTGCAGCAAGCAGCACCGTGGCGCCTCAGTTCCTGATGCAGTCCAACGCGACCTGATGACCACGCCGGGGTTACCCGGCACGCCTGACCCGAGCGTATCGGGTCGCCATTTCTAGGGGGTTCGTATGCCGTTGCCCAGTTCGTCTGGCTTAGGTGGTGTCTCTGGCATTGAGCGTTTGCGCGCGAAGCCGAATGCACCGTTCTTTTTGATTCACTTCCCGCATGAGGCGGGCGGCTGGTCTGTCGAGTCTGACGGGCTGGACGGGCCTACCTGGGTTCCTGACCTGCGGCCCTATGCTCTGGTTCCGGGCTGCGGGGGCGTGCGTACCCTCGAGCGCGGCGAGCATGCTGCGGCGGCATACGAACAAGCGATCCTAAACCTGCAGCGGCGGGGCGCGGCGGTGTATCTGCCCGAGTCGCCGACCATGCAGGTAACCGAGGCCGAGCATCTGCCGGCGGGCGTTCCGGCCGGGCCTTACATCCGTCAGGTCGAGACGGACACGATCCCAGACGGACACGCGGCCGGCGTGCCGTTTTACCATCTCGCACACGAGCAGATGAGCAACGGCCGCACCCCGACAGCACCGCACAAACGTGTGCTGGATGCTGCGGCGTGGAATCGCTGGCGCGTCGCCCTGGTTGACGCCGGGCACATTGCCGCGCCAGCAGACGACGTGATCGCCGAGCGCATCGAGCAGCAGCGGCGGAAAGTCGGCAGCGCAGCTCGTGACACGCGGGCAAATACCGAAGTCAGAGCGGCGGCCGTGCAGACGCAATCCGACCGGCTAGCAGCGATGCAGACCGCCCGCGTACCGGGCAAGATGCCCCCTCCCAAGGCGAAAACCACGAAGCGCACGAGGGCTACGGCATGAGCTACAGCAAGAAGTCACCACAGCAGGTGCGTGCAGCGGTCGCGGAATCGCTGCGGAAGACAACCGGCATTAGCCGGCAAGCAGCAAACAAACGAGTCGCCGCCGTTCTCACACGTCGGGACAACAAGAAAAGGAAGTGATCCATGGCCGGTAACATTACGGCGAGTGACGTGTGGGCAGCAATCAGCGGCGGAAAGCGCATCGCGCTCCCCAATGCCTTCAGCATGGAAACGCTCTCGGGCAATCTCACGCTGGATGAGTCCTACGGAAACATCATCGCCCTCGACCCTGGCGGCGCTGCTCGTGATGTGACCCTGCCGGCCGCCGAGCTCGGCGCGATCTATCTCATCGTCAACACGGCCGACGCCGCCGAGACGATCACGGTTAAGCGCCCGGCGGGCACTACGGTGGTGAGCTGCGCGCAGAACCGCGCGGTGCTCATCTCGGGCAGCGCAACCGATTGGGTCGAAGCGGCCACCTTCGTGACGGCCTGATAGATGCCGATTCCGTCGCAAATCGGGCACACCTACCGCGTGCGAGCTGCTGTCGTGCTGGCTCGCGGGCGGGCGTACACGACCAGCATTGAAACGCGCTTGGGCGGGGCTCTCGTGGCTCCGAGCTCGGGCACGTATACGCTGGTAGGCCCTGACGGTGCGACGGTATCGACGGGCGCGATCTCGGTTGTCTCCGATGTCGCGACGTATTCGATCCCGGCTGATGACCTGCCGGATACGCTGCCCTATG